GCGTGCCTGCGGCCCTAGGGAGCCAGGAGCGCTGATCACCGTAGGGGAGCAGGACTGGAATCCTTGGCCCCGCGTGCCAGCCGGAGATTTTGCCGTGGGGCTTATCGAGAGTATTTCCGCGCATTCCCAGATGAAGGTAGAGAAGCGCGCGATCGGCGGTGTGCCGTGGCAGCCGTGGACAAACCCATTTATGCGCTTCGATGTCGGCGGCCCTATCCACCCGACGCGCCAGGTATTCGGTCTGGACAAAGCACTTGGACTTCCGGCCCTCTACGCCGCAACCAAGATCCTGGCCGACAACACAGCGTCTCTTCCCGTCAAGCTCTACACTCAGGGCCGTGACGGTCGGCGTGTGCCCTACAACGGGCCTAGCATCTTCGACAACCCCTCTGTCATAGACACACCGTACGAGTGGATGTTCGCGTGCATGTCCAGTCTCCTGCTTCAGGGGAACGCCTGGGGGCTTATCACCGGCCGCGACGGGTTCGGTTTCCCTACAGGCATCGAGTGGGTTCCAGTTGAGCGTGTACAGGTAGAGCAGGAAACTGAAGTATTCAACCCGCTGGCTGCTAACGTGTACGTAGACGGCCGGAGAATGAAGTGGCACGGGCCTGACACTGAACTGTTCCACCTGAGAGGATTCAACTACGCGGGTCGCCTTGAGGGCATTTCCCCGATGATGAAGTTCGCGCATATCGTCCTGTCCGGTCATGAAATGCAGCGGTACAGCAATGACTGGTTCGCAGCGGGCGGATTCCCTCCGGGTACATTCCAGAACTCTGAACTGGAAATCGACGCTGAGCAGGCCGCGCAGATCAGGCGAATGGTCACCACGTCAATTCAGCGGCACGAACCTCTCGTATACGGCCGGGACTGGGACTATACCCCCATTACCGTTCCGCCGAACGAGGCTGTGTTTATCCAGGCAATGCAGCTGAATGCCGCACAGGTCGCTGCTATCTTCGGCCTGCCTGCGGACAGGGTAGGCGGCGCTAACGGAAGCTCTCTCACGTACTCCACGGTAGAACAGAACGACATCCAGGTAATCGGGGCTATGCGTCCGTGGAATCAGCGCCTGGTCAGCGGGTTCGGCCGTATTCTTCCTGCCCGCCGTACCATCGACTTCGATACCAACTTCCTGCTGAAGACTGACCTGAAGACCCAGGCGGAAATCGACCAGATCGACCGTAATATCGGTGTCAGAACAGCAGACGAAATCCGCGAAGCACGCGGTTTGCCTCCTTATCCCAAGGGCGCTGGCAGCGAGTCCCTGCCACTCCAGCTCATCGTATCTATGGGCCAGCGTGCCGGAGCACTTCCGAAGTCGCTGATGCCACAGATCGACCTGCTTATCGACATAGCTGGCAAGCAGCTGGAAAACTACGCTAAAAAGGGTCTCACAAAGGCACCTACGGTAAACCAGGAAGATCCTAATACGGGGCAGAAGACAGGGCCTGCTAACGACCCCGGCCAGTTCTACGCGAACATGATGAATGCCTACTCGCGGATGTCAGAAGAAGCCGGTCTGGCTGAGCTGGCAGCGTTCCTTCGTGACCCGCAGATACAGCGGTCTGTCATTAACCAGATAGAGCTGGAGTCTGATGCGCCTCTTAGGAAGAATGCTGCTCTCAATGACATTATCGAGAATTACAAGGAGCTTCCTCCCGGCGGGATTAATGACTGACACTAGCACATAGGCAAATACCGTCCTAACCTGGAGATTGATATCTATGGGTTCGGAGGGTTAATGTCGAGTGTTCACACTGCCGGTGAGTTCTACTCGGTATTTCCCGAGCGCAGAATTAACCCGTTCAAGCCTGAAGTCCGCATGGCCGGAGACGGCGGCCCTGGCCATATTGTCGGCTACGGTGCGGTATTCAATAAGCTGTCCCGTAAGCTTGGCGGCTTTGTTGAAAAGGTAGCGCCGCGTGCATTCAACCGCTCAGGTGCCGAGGGCTGGCCGGATGTAGTCTGTCGCTACAACCACAATGACGACTTCCTCCTCGGAACTACACGGGCCGGTACGTGTCAGATCATGGTTGACTCTGACGGGCTTCAGTACGATGTAGTGCCTCCACAGGCTCAGGCGGGCATCCTGGAACTCTGCCAGCGCGGGGACGTAGCTCACTCTTCCTTCGCATTCCGTGTTCCCGAAGAGGGCGACGAGTGGGGCCTTACCGACTACAGCTACCCGCTCCGCACGCTCGTATCCGTAGAACTCGTAGACGTGGCACCTGTTGTAACCCCGGCTTACCCGGACGCTACTGCCGCTGCCAGGGCAATGGACGGCGCAGTCGAGTCTCTGGCTCACAGGTTCAGCGCTGACCCGACTGAGATCCGCAGTCTCCTTTCTGAAAACCAGGGCGTTAAGCTGTTCAAGCGCTCTGACCGTCCGTCCGTACCCGCACAGCCTGCACCTGAAGAGGAGATTGAAGTGGCTAAGGAAGACAGGGCTAAGCTCACGTCCAAGGAGCGCAGTGACCTTCCCATAAGTGCCTTCGCTTACGTAGATCCTGATGGTGTCGGGCACTACCCGATTCACGACGCTGCTCATGTCAGGGCTGCTCTAGCTCGCATCGCTCAGGGAGACCAGTACGGCCAGCAGGCGCTTCCCAAGGTCAAGGCAGCAGCCAAGAAGATGGGCATTGACACTGCTGAGCAGAATGCCTGGGCTGATGTCATTGCGACACTGGAGAACCGCGATCTTCCGGCATGGTTCATCACCACTGAGGCTGAGGTAGACGAGACCGAAGAGCGTACCGAGGACGTAGTAACCGACGTTGTAACCGATGAGGTTAACGAATCCGAAGAGGCCGAAGAAGAGGTTTCCGAGGACGACGAGTCGGATGAAGACCGGGCTAAGAAAAAGAAGCCTGCTCCGAAGCCGGACAGCAGCGATGACAACGACGCTGACGACAGCAAGGGCGACGGTAAGAAGACCGGCAAGGGCCTCCCCCCGTGGCTTCAGCAGAAGCGCATGATGAATGTACTCCAGGGGAAGCGTTACGACCCTTACCTGGACTCTGACGAGGAGTAAATCTCGTCTGGTAGCACACCCCGCGATAAAAAATCCCTATTCCGTACTTGCGGAATAGGGATTTTTTATGTTAACTCTAATTGAACCCGAGGCCGGGTGTAGCTGCGCATCGCGCATGGACTCCGGAGCCGGATAGAAAATCCGCTATCTGACTTTGGAGAAATCATGGCATCTGAAGTAGCCAAGTCTCTCCGTGACAGGCGTCAGCAGGCTTGGCACGAAGCTAAGGCCCTGCTCGACACTTCCGCTACGGAGAACCGCTCTCTTACTGCTGAGGAAGAGGGTAAGTGGTCCGCCCTTAACGGCGAAATCGACAAGATCGATGAGCGCCTTAAGGCTGTACTCGACGCTGAAGAGCGTTCGCGTGAGACCGACGACGTTTACAACCGTCTTTCCGGTCGTACGGCTGAGCGTCCCAGCGGCGGCGCTGACGCTGTTCGCGAGGAACTGCGTTCCTGGATGATCGACCGCGCTAACCCCGGTCCCATCGAGATCCGCCGTGGTAAGAAGGGTTCGGTTAACACCCATTACCTTTCTTCCACTGAATACCGTACTCTGCTGTCGAACAACACCAGCTCGGCATCGTCTACTGTCCCGATCGATTTCTACGACCAGCTCATTGCGTACCTGATCGAAGTTTCCGGTCTGCTCCAGGCGGGTCCGAGTGTCCTGAATACTGCTGGCGGCGAGACTGTCCAGATCCCGGTAGCTTCTGCACATATTACGGGTGCGTCCGCAGCTCAGGGAGCAGGTATTCCGACTGCTGATCCCGCGTTCGGTCAGAGGACCCTCTCGGCCGTCAAGTTCGGTGCGCTTACTTACCTCTCCCGCGAACTGATCGATGACACAGCGGTTGACCTGCTCGGTTATCTCGCAATGTCCGCTGGCCGTGCAATTGGTAACACTTTCGGCTCTGCGCTGATCAACGGTACCAACGGAATTTCCGGTGGTGTCCTTTCCGGCGTAACTGTAGGTGTAACCGGCTCCGGTTCTGTATCGGCGGCTACCGGCACCAACGGCGGTCCCACGTACAACAACCTTGTGGACCTGGAGTACTCGGTAATCGCTCCGTACCGCCAGTCGCGTTCCTGCTACTGGATGGCTGCGGACAAGACTATCGGAGGTCTCCGTAAGCTCGTAGACGGCAACTCCCGCCCCATCTGGGAGCCCTCTGCGGTACTCGGAGCGCCTGACCTGCTCCTCGGCAAGCCTCTCGTGGCTGACCCGTTCATGCCTGCTCTCGGCGTAACAGGTGTGAAGTCTCTTGCATTCGGTGACTTCAGCCAGTACTTCGTTCGCCTGGTCGGCGGTCTCCGCTTCGAGCGTTCCGACGACTTCCAGTTCGGTTCTGACCTGGTTACGTTCCGCGCGCTCCTGCGTGGCGACGGTAACTGGGGAGACACCAGCGCAGTGAAGCTGTTCCAGGCTAGCCCAACGGCCTAAGCCTTACCCGGCTGACGAAAACTCCGTCGATCTTCGGATCGGCGGAGTTTTCGCGTATCCTAAGCACATGCCCGTTATCAGAATGCTAATGACAATGAGCGGAGGCCGGTACGATAACCGCCCCTGGCCCCCTTATTACGGAACTATCGATGTTCCGCAGTGGGAAGCTGACCAGCTTATAGGCGGTCAGAACGCTGAGTACGCTGACGAGCCTGAGTTGGATCGCGGCTACAACGTACTGGAAACTCCTGACCCCGGCTGGGAAGCTAAGCTAAAGGGCGAAGAGCCAGAGAAAAACCTTCCGGAAACAATGCTTCAGCCAGTCAGCGGAGATTTCCTGGACGATGTTGACGACGATGACTTCGAACGCGACGAGCCGGTAAAGCAGAAAATGCAGAGGCCAGCTCCTGCCGATAACAAAGCAGCCTGGGTCGAATGGGCTATAGCAAACGGTGCTAACGGTAATCAGGCATCGTCGCAGACCAAGGTTCAGCTAATCTCGGAATACGGCAAACTGGCATAGCACATATTAACGGGCTACTCTGATAGTGACGACCAGCCTGACGCTATTGGAGGATAAATGGCTGACAAGACTTTGGGAGGACCGGCGCACGGTACTCCTATGAGCGGCGACCAGACCGCGCTCCCTGGCCAGGCTGCCGGTAAGATCCCGTTCGGTATCCAGAATCCGCTCAGCACGGGCGCTCCGGGCACTGCGGGCGTAGGCATGGCTCCGTCTGACCCTACTCTTACGGCTCCGGTCCCTACCAGTGCGTACGGTGCTCAGAACGGCGATACCAGCACGGGCGCTCCGGGCGGTACCGGCTCTAGCTCTCCTGTGGCTACCGGCGCAACTTACACCCTGGACACGTACGGCTGGGTAACCCAGATGAACATGACCGGCGGTTCCGTAGACACTGAGTCGCAGGCCAACAAGTACGGCTCCGACACGGGCATCCCCGGCCTCTACACGCCGAAGACTACAGGTGCTCCCGGTTCAGGCGGCGGCGGTTCTGTAACTGACGGCAGCGAGCGAATTCACTAAGCCATGGAAGATCTGTCAGGCATCACTGTGCCTAAGATTCAGGTTACGGAAGGATTCTCTGTCCTTCCGCAGACTGTCATGCAGGAACTCAGTGGTGAAGCACAGATCAGCCAGGCTGTAAAGCTCATGGGATTCAAAACAGAGGAGACCGCTGATGGAAGATCTTAGCCACCTGGTAAACCAGGATGCGGCCTTGACCGGAGGTGAGTCCATGGCGGCCGGAAACACGATCAACCACCCGATAACCGTGGTAGGCCCTTCTCCGGGTTCTGTTCCGGTAAATTCTCCTCCTGCGGCAGACGAGCTTGATGATCCTACAATGACCGTTCCTCCAGTTAAGGCGTACACCCGTAGGCCCAACGGGTCTTACAGCCACTAGAAAGCAGGTGAGTAACATGGCAGCACCCACAGGCGAGAACGTTGTTCGAGGCGGTAAGACCGGCGGCCTGAACGAGTACAGCTACAATGCCGCTTCCGGCGGCGATCTTGCAGGCTGGACCAAGGTCGATGACAACGCAGGCGCAGTCGGTATGACTGGCGAAGGCGGCGATCACTTCGCAGCAGCTCAGCACACAGGCAACAACGGTCACCCGCAGCCCGGTTCGCAGACCTAAGCCCACAGGCAAGAAAACCCCGGTACAGATCGAGCAACGATCTGTACCGGGGTTTGCTATGCTCCTACGCATGGGAAACTGGCTGCATAGAGTATCTGCTTTTGATTCAGCGACCAATACTGTGACGTGCGTAAACTGCGGTGTCGTACCAGCGGTTAGAGACCATGGGCGGCCTAAATGCTCTGTAGCTAGCCGCGAGCAGACGGGGTATGTGTATGATGCCATCAGAGACCGCAAACGAAATCTAAAGAAAAATTTCGGAGTGACGCCTGAATGGTACGCCGAACAGCTGGAACTTCAGGGTGGTCATTGCGCAATCTGCCCTGCGATTGTAACGGGTAGAAGTTTTGATATAGATCATGATCACGCATGCTGCCCAGGGCGGCGTAGTTGCGGCAATTGTATACGGGGACTGCTATGTCGCCGTTGCAACCATTTGCTAGGCAAGGCAAACGACGACCCGGACCTTTTGCTCCGAGCCGTCGCTTACCTTGGTAAGTAACTTTACTTGCGGCGCTTCTTCTCGTTCTTCTTCTCCTGCGCTGCGATGCGCGCGTTCTCCGAGAGGATAGCGTCTACTCTGCGCATGTCACAGGGGGTATGGACAGGCGTAGATTCTACGAATCGGT